TGCTCTGATATATTCATCGAGTAAATCCGGTAATTTATCCCCCGCCCGCGCACACTGATTTGCGCCCTTTGCAATAAGGGTTTTCAGATGGTCAATATGACGTGGCGTTAAATCAGGAAACTGTCGCTGCATGGATAACGGAATGGAATCAAGCGTACTGGACAATGCCATCGCCAGTTTGCTGAGGGCGAAAACGCAGAAGTCTGAATCGATGAGCTTACCTTCGGTTACCTGATTTTTAAGTTTTTGAGCTACAGCCTGTTCTTCTGTCAGTTCAGCTCTGGCCCGAAGCAGTCTTTCCTCCAGATCGCCCCCGTCATCAGGTGTTCTCTGATTGTATTGTCGCCGCTCGCGATCTATCTCCAGTACAGTTTTAACGTCATAAAAAACCTCCCTCCCCCGACGCTCAACAGGAGGAACGCCCCATTTATCAAATGCCTGAACAGAGATACCAATGGAGGAGGCCATATCACTTTTATTCAATAAAAAGGCCATCTCCTCTCCATAAGTCATCGATAAAAAGCGATACAACAACCATGTGTTTTTACAAAACCATTTGATATCATTGAATTTTTTCACATTAATGACATCAAAATACATCGTAAGGTTGTTGTATTTATTTTATTTTCACCTTACTTATCAAGTAGATATACCAAACAATTAAACAACAACCACCCCCTCAAAAAATCTCATAAATAGCGAAAACGCGCGAGGTCGCCGCCCCGTAACCTGTTGGATCGACGGAAAGGACCCGAAAACGAGAATAATTATCACTTACAGCAAGAATCGAATCTGATCTATTATGGTGCTTGCTATTATGTGCCGGCACAAGTGCGTCGTTTACCGTCATTTCACACAGAGGCATCATCAAATGAAAATCAGAAATATTCTCGCTATCTCCCTTGCAACATCATCCTTCAGTTGCCTGGCATTTAAATCCTCGCCCAATGTGCTACCAGGACCAACGAATCAACTAACTGCGGTAGAAAGTAAAATTATCGGACATTTTTATGCCCCACACAGTGCATTACCCGGAACAACCATCACAGGGACATGTGACGCCTCCCCCGTCCCGGGATGCACCTGTCCGTTTTGTACTATGCTGCGTAGCCAAAACCGATAACATCCGCATTTACCTGGTATTACATGATGAGTTCACGCAGCGACTGATAGAGGAAGGAAAGATGGTTAGTAAAAGCAAGGCGCATTGCCGCCGCATGCTGCAGGCATTGCAACAGACGAGAGCAGGTATTTTTGACCAGTTGGAAAACTGCCAGCATACTTTGCCCGAGTATATCGCCATCTCATCGGAAACCAGTGCAACTCTTATTCATCGGGTTCCACCAGAGAAAAAGAAGAAATGAACAGTGAGGCGTTGTGTGGCATACAACGCCTTCTTCCATCATTCCTCGTCAGCCATGACAAAAATATAACCGCTGGCTCTTTCATTTTTCTCCTGCGTCCAGCCCCTCTCTACCTGGAAGCATCAAGGACGTGACGGCGTAAAGATAAATTGTCTCTTCACTCCCTGACAGGGGCGATTCTTTTCAAATCGCCATTTCGCCATGGCCTTCACCACTTCATCACGAAACAAATTATGAGGCTCTGAGCGGAGAAAAACGATCCGTGTCACAGTCCCATCAGCACCAATATCGAACTTAACCTCAACCAGCCCCTTGATATAATTTGCTGCAGCATATTCCGGATATCGTGGATACACCGTCACTAATTGCCGGGGCTCATCAGCTTTTTGCTGCGAGCATCCCACTGCCAGGACAGATAACAGAAAAAGTAGTAAAAGGCGTCTTTTCATTTTTATTCCTACGGGTCTTATTCTGACAATATATCCTGTGTTCCAGACTGCCACATCACCACATCCTGTGCCATTATCTGACTCACATTACATACATCGCATCGGGATACAGTAGTAGCACTTTCTGTAATACAGCTTCCTGTTTCTTCCACCATCGCACCGGGATAAACCCGCGAATCATTAACGCGGTAAAAACCCGGTGTGCATCGTTTTTAATTATCCCCGCACACTCGCGCAGAGGAGTCTCCCTGTCGGGCTGCGGTCTCTGTTAATGAGGGAATATAGCGACGATACGGCGCATCAACAAAACTTATTTCAGGCACTGAGTGCGGATATAGTCCTGTGCCCCTTCCAGTTGCTTGTGCATCGTCATCAGCCGCTCTCTGAGGGTGAAATAATCCCGTGTAACGGTGTCTGCCAGTTGGGGGCCGGTTGCATTATCCACGCCGGAGGTGGTGGGGGCTTCACGCACGGAGCCTGGACAGGTGGCGTTGATCCGCAGGCGCTTACGACCAGCGGCAACGTCAGCGCGAAGAGTTTCATTTTCAGCTCTCGCATCGGCTAATTCCCTCAAGTATTTTGCATCGAGCGCAGCAACATCGCGCTGGCGCACCTGCATATCAGTAATGGTTGCGTTCGCCAGCTTCAGTTCACTGGCTTTGTTATCGCGCTGCGCTTTGTAGGTAATCGCGTTATCACGGTAATGGTCTGTTGCCATCCACAGCGCACCACAGGCCACCAGCAGAATAACGATAAACGCGGAAAGCATTCGGTTTATGTTCACCCCAGCAACCCCGACGAAGACAACATCATCCAGGCCATGGAAAGAAAAAGAGCAACCAGCATTAGTGAAAATGAAATGCCGACAATTACACAGAGGATCTTCGCCAGCGTTATGAGTTTGTCTGACATGCTTAATCCTCCCTTCACGATTTCAACGCAATGACCAGTTTTGCCAGCCCATACAGCATCGGGGACACAGCAACACCGACCGCCACCCACTTAATGGCAAAAGCCAGTGCTCTGCTGATGTCATCAGTTACAGGCGCTTTCAGTTCAAGGCCATTTTTCATAGTCAACCTCAACAGAATTCGTTTACACTTCGCCATGTTCTCCCTTGCCTTACTCAAGGTCAGAAACACAAAACCTCGCTTGGTGCCAACAAACGGGGTTTTTACTTTTATTCACTTACGTTTCGCCAGTTCGCAGGATTTCGTATTATCCGCCCGCGTGGCCATTCCTCATTTTTCAGCAAAATATTCTGCTTATCTGTCGATACCCCAGCACGCCAGCGCGCTCTCCTGGTCACAACGGGATACCTGACCGTAACAGTTGTTTGAACGAATACGGCAGTCTCTGCCACCGTCCTTAATCCACCAGCGAATCGCTTCGCAGGCACCTTTTCGATCACCAGCATTAATTCGTCTGTAAAACGTCGACGGGAAACACTTACCGGGACCAATGTTGTACGGACAGAATGACGCGATCCCCGCTTTCTGGGGTTCGGTCAGCGGCACTCTGATGTTTTTCTCCACCCACGCCAGCGCTTTATCACGCTCAATGGCGTTAACCTGGTCGCATTTTTCCTTCGACAACTTCATGCCCGGAACGACAGGTTTGCCATCCACCATGATGGCACCACGGCAGATGGTCCAGATACCTGCACCATCACGGTATGCTGTGGTGTGGTTGCCTTCCTTTTCATCCAGAAACTGGTCGAGAATGTCAGGCGCAGGCGCACCAGCGGCAATCAGCGCCAGAACGGCAGCCGACAGGCCGTATTTGATTTTGGTGTTCATGGATATATTAAATATTCAGCCGCTGTCCCTGGCCCACTAAATACGCACTTTAAGATAAGTCAGCCCCGGATGAAGCCAGTAAGCCGGCACTTTTTTAAAGGGTGGAGTATTAAAATCACGAAGAAGAGCCTCCCGCACAATTGCATCCTTATCAGCACCACTGGCCAGCGCTTCAATCTCAGCGGCTACCTGAAGATATCCCATGCAACGGCCAACGCGCTTCATCAGCCCCTGCTTTTTATTGTTCTTCAGGTAATCAATGGCAAATTCAATGAGCTCCTCACTGTGCTGGTGCGATGGAGGTGTTACTTTCCCATTTTCTGAGATGGTTATTTTCCCAGCATCACCGGATACAACAAAGGATGGCCGGTTACACTCCCATTCCAGCTCACTGAAATTATCATTATGAATACTGAAACACTCTGCGAGATTTCTGCTCATCACTTTCCGACAATAATCGTCAAACGCAGCAAACTGCTTTTCATCGTCAGAAGGCACCAATATCGACCATTTCTTATTCAGCTCAACGACGTAGCTCTCCAGTTTTTCAATACGTGATTCAACATCATCTTTTTCTGACCGCAGTGTTGACGGCGGCATCTTCAGAGAACAAGTAATTCTTCCCGGTAGCTTTCCTTTGTAGGTTATCAACACATCCTGCGCCTCTAAAATTACGGGGCGCTTTTCCGGCAACGGTTCGTTCCATTCACATAACCCGGCAGCAACATCCATGAAAAACTGCTTCGCCTGCTTTTTCGCCTCAGCTTCGTAAAACTCCAGCGTGGCACCTTCAGTACGGTCAAGACTAATCGCCACATCTGGCAACAACAGTGACGGATACCCACCAACTTCCAGTGCCACAGTAACAGTAATCTTATCCGGGTAATTATTTATCCCTTTAACAACCAGTTCGTATTTTTTCTTCATCGCTTTACTCTCCCCGCGCCGCCTTACGACGGTCCTCTCTGATTTTGAAATACAGGTTAGTCAGATATGTCAGCAGCCCAAACAGCAGACTCCCCAGCACGCCTATTGCCGCCCACTGAGACGGGGAAACCCTGTCCAGCAACTGCAGGAACCAGTAGCCCGTTCCCACCGCTGACGTGGTGTATGACACACCTGTTGTGATTTTTTCCATCTGGTACATACCCCGTCTCCCGTTATCCGGAAGCTCACAACAACAAGTGGGGCATCAGCTCACACCGACACCCCCTGCGCATGGTTACATCATCATTTCGCCGTCAGGCTGAGGCTCTTCACTACCGTCAGGCTGAGACCCGACGCCATCTGAAACAGTACTGTCATCCGAAATGCCTTCCGGCTCCGGAACCGCTGGTACGCCCAGCAGCTCATCCAGAATGGCATCCACTTCTGCATCAAGACGCGACTCAAGGTTCTGGCGGAGTTTCTGTTTCAGTGCACTCCGGACTTCTTCAGAGCGCAGGACTTCCTTCACTGCCTCAGCAGTGACCAGGGATGTGATTTCTGACATGGGATTTTCTCGTTGAAAGGTGTTGTCAAGAAAGTGACTACGGAATGAGCGGATCTTCGGGTTTGCTTCCGGCTGACTGACTGGCGCTGATTCTCTCAGCGGCCCTTTTATCAATCTGCCTGCGCCAGAAATCGCGCACTGCCCTGTACCCACCCGAAAGAAGATACATAACACAGACTGCCGTACAGAAGTACAGCATCACCTGATGAATAAATGTCATAATTTCTTACCGTTATGGTTGACAATGAGAACTGTTTTCATTTAAAAAACCGATATACGAAAGCATCTTTTCTTTACATTCTCCATTGGGATTACCTCCGCCAGCTTCCATTCCTGCCGCTGGCGGCCTTTTTTTATCATGCCGCAGCATCCGCGTTGTTCACTTCCACCTTCACACTGTCAATCAGCAGCGTATATGTCGCCGCCTTTGATATGCCTGTCAGTTGCAGTTTGTCCGCCGCCCCTGATGCCGGAGATTTCACCAGTGTGAACGGCGTCCCCCGTTTCTCATCCAGTACCGGCGTCACCTGAATGCTGTTGTTTCCGGCAAACTCAAAAGCCAGTGTGTGCCATCCGTTATCAAAGACCCCGAACGTATCCAGCTTCGCATTCGGCTTCTTGTGGTGCATCGCGTTCAGGTTCGTCGCATCCGTCTGCAGGAAGAAGGACATCAGCATGTCGTTGCCTTCCTCTGCCAGCGTCACTCCCTCCGGCAGGGACGACAACTGCCAGTAAATGCCCAGGGCAAACTGATTCGGCACCAGTGAACCCGGCACCTTAAACCGCACGCTCACACGTCCGCCTTTCTTCAGCAACTCTGCCCCCTGCCCGGCTGCATCATGCTCCAGAAACCAGATGTGGTTTTCCGGTTTATTCAGTTGCAGGGCCTTACCTCCCGTAGCCCCCGCATCACTGACCACCGCTTCAGCAATGTTTTTGTTAACATTGTCTCCGCTCGCCGGTTTGTGATAATAGCGCCAGCCCTGTGATGCCAGGTCTTCGCCGGACGCCAGCAGACTCATCAGGGTTCGGTTACTGACCGGACCTTCCGGCTCTCTCTCCGTACCTTCACCGGAAGGTCCGGTGGGCTTCACCGTATCAGGCTGTTTTCCGGTAATGAATTCAGCGTTTCTCCCGGCATGCACAAGAATCGCCGTTGCCAGACGGTCGGAAATAATCCCACGACGTGCCCATGATCCAAAATGCGTTTTACGGTCGGCCGTCGTCCAGGTTTTGGCGTCCGTTCGACCACCGGCTCCGTAATACCCAATATCCGCAACATCCGGATCTTCTGACGGCTCGTTGGTACCCACATTTCGCCCGTTTTCATCCGTCATAAACGGCACAAAGAAGATTTTTTTTGCGGATTTCGTCTTGTATGCACCATACACCGCATCGTATTGCGAAGAATAAGTCTGCTTCCAGTAGTAGGTCGTGTCGCCACAAATCCAGGGAACCGATGACGGAGAGCCCCCGAGACACTGACCTCCGAATTCCGACAGGTCAGAACGATATTTTTCCACCATGGAATCAAACAGCCCCGGCTGAGTGGCGTATGCACCCTGTTTCAAATCAAACTCGCCCTGCATCCAGACCACTGCAAGCAGAATATTTTTAGGGTTGGCCTTCAGTGCGGCCTGAGTACGGGTAAGCAGGTCCTTGTACAGTGGCTTATCAACACCCCAGCGTGCCGAGGTCTCGCTTGCGCCGGTGGATTCGCTGAAGGTACCTTCATCGCCCGCCAAAAATGCAGAACCACCACGGCAGCACGGAACCAGAAGAATACCGGCATTCGCCGGAATAAACGGCAACAATTTCTTCGCGATATGTAATCCCTGCCCCACGCATCCATACTGAGCTGCGCTGGCTTTCGGGTGTGAAAACTTACTCAAATCCTGAACATCATGCAGGCAGTGGTCCGCAGGAATAATGTCATTGTAGTTACAGGACGCACCACCCGGCGTGACAGTGCTGCGACGCGCCAGCTGTTTAATACGCGGGTCCGGACGGTCATATGTCTCCGGCAGCGGAAGCCCTTCACCATACGCCATACCGTTTGACTGCCCGGCCAGGGCAACAACAAAGTAATACTCCGGGTTGCTGGTGGTGCTGATAACTGCGCCTTCTCCATCCGACGGCTTCACCACCACAGGTGTGGTGACATCACCTTCCGCCGCAATGGCCTGCATCAGGGTATAAGGCGTGATGGCCACCGGACTGCCAAATGGCTGCCACCCCTCCTTCAGTTTTTGTGTCAGTCGTTTCGCAAGGTCTGACGGCGATGCCGCCCTGACAACATCATAGTGTTTAAATGCCATGGTTCTTTCCACCATCTGAAAAATAATTCTTTAAAATACCTGACATGTAATACAGAAAAAACACAAAACCATACCTTAAATAAAAACCTCATCATCAAGCAGATATGCATGGATAAACTACAAGACGAGATATAAACCACCCTGCATTTAAATAAACAATAAACAACATCAGAAAAATAATTCTGCTCTATGGTTTACATTCAAAAATATCATTTATACTTTTCAGAACATCACCAGCAAGACATAAACAAGGAAACTAAATGAAGTGGATTGTGATTGATACAGTTATCCAGCCATCATGCGGAATATCTTTTTCAGTCATATGGAGTAAAATAAAATTAATAATCTGGTATCAATCGGATGCTTTCTTACCTCCTGAAAGTATATTTACACTGACTCACACAGATATCATGCTCAATAACAAAGTGCTACCTGTAACCATTTACAACGTAGTACCATTCAATAAAACATTCTGGAATTTAATCAAAAACAGCCAGGAATGTCCTACAAATACAGATAACGTATTGAATGAATGCTTTAATAACCGTTGCACTCTGCAAATATGTCCTTATGGACTAAAACAACAAAGTCCATAAGGAGTTTACTCACATCTGACAAAATCAATATAAACAGCCCCTCCGGAGAGGGGCTGGAGAGTGGCGCTATGTGCCATTGCATGGTGCCGGGTGCCTCCCGGTGAATTCAGTACCAGCACCTGAATCCGCGATTATCCCATATACCTACTCGCTGATTGCCCCTCCGCACAGGGGGATTCACCATGCCAGTTTCTTTTAACAAACTCCCCCGCAAAACAGACAACTGTCAACCGTCTGAATTGTGAGACATTTAAAAAAAAGGCCCGCAAAAGCGAGCCGGGAAAAATAAGTCTGGCGCGTTGTACTGGATTCGAACCAGTGACCGATTGCTTAGAAGGCAATTGCTCTGTCCGGCTGAGCTAACAACGCAGGGTACAGATAATGGACCGCCATCGAGGACTCGAACCCCGCGCAACCAGCTTCGAAGGCTGGCGCTCTATCCTGATGAGCTAATGGCGGTATGTGATGGTGGCCCTTGCTGGATTTGAACCAGCGACCTGGCGATTATGAGTCGCTCGCTCTCACCACTGAGCTAAAGGGCCGGGAGCCGCATAATAACGACGCGTAATTAATTCTTCAATATCATCCGTTCTGGCTGACTAAATCCTGTACTTCCCGAACCGTCTGCTCAAAACGTTCAGTCTCCAGCTCAACGCCAATTGCACGACGCCCGAGCGCCAGTGCCGCTTTCACTGTCGAACCCGACCCCATGAAAAAATCTGCAATCAGGTCACCCGGACGACTGCTAGCGCTGATTATCTGCTGCAGCATTTCTGCCGGTTTTTCGCACGGATGTTTCCCGGGATAGAACTGCACCGGTTTATGCGTCCACACATCGGTATACGGCACCTGCACCGTCACGCCAAAATACCGCCGCAGATGTTTATATTCACTCAGCAGCTCCGCGGTAATGACTCCAACTTATTGATAGTGTTTTATGTTCAGATAATGCCCGATGACTTTGTCATGCAGCTCCACCGATTTTGAGAACGACAGCGACTTCCGTCCCAGCCGTGCCAGGTGCTGCCTCAGATTCAGGTTATGCCGCTCAATTCGCTGCGTATATCGCTTGCTGATTACGTGCAGCTTTCCCTTCAGG